AGTGTTATAATAGAGGGGAATATAATCGGTGGCTGTAAAAGGCCACCATTTTATTATTAGGAGTAAATTAACCATGAAAGTAAAAATTTTACAAGACTGCAAATTTAATGTTAATGGTGAAAACATAGCATTTACAAAAGGGGCAATTATTAATTCGTCTCAAAAACTAACTAGCATTGGGCAAGCAATGTTTATGCTTGGGTATGCCGAGATCATAGAAGAAGACAAGCCAACAAAAAAAACATTGGTAAAAGAAAACAAGGCTGTAAAATCAGAGGGGTTAGAAACAAAAGTTGAAAAGGTAAAAAAGGTCGTTAAAAAGGCAATTAAAAAATGACTATAGAATACAAGCGGATTGGTAAGGTTGAGAAAAATATAATATCACTAGATCAAGTCAAGGATTTTATACGATTATCTGGCGATGACGAAAACTCAATGATCCAATTATTTATTGATGCAGCAATAAAACAAGCCGAGGGCATCATGAATAGGGATTTGCTAACAACTACCTATGAATATTACAGACCATCGTTTAATGGCGACTTAACTTTACGCCGTGCGCCTTATCAATCCCTTGTATCTATTGAATATTTAAAAGATAGCGCATACACAACACTTCCATCATCTGAATACAAGATATCAGAAGGGGGTATTTATGGCATTATTGAGCAAATTGAAATGCCTACTGTAGATGATGATGTAAAGGGGGTTAAAATCACGTTTAAATCTGGCTATGGAGATAATGTATCGGATGTCCCTGCAGATATTACTATGGCGTTGTTGCAAACCGTTCATCATTGGTATGATAACCGTGGAATATGCGGTTGCCCTGATGTGGTTAATGATATTTATGATCGATACAAAGTAATTGATATATCTTATGAATTGTAAATCTAGCATCCCAGTTAAGAACTTGAATCAAAAGGTTACTGTGCAAACACGGGCAATGGTTGGTTCTCATTTTGGGGTAACAGACTTAACTGAACAATTTATTGATCTAAGTGTTTTGTGGGGCAAGTTTGAAACGGATGAGAAAGGCTATCGGTCATTTGGCGGTGCTGGGGTATCAGAATCTATCACGCATGTATTTACAACACGATATACAAGCGTTGTTACAGTTACGGATCAAGAATGGCTGTTGTATGATGGGGTTCGTTATAAAGTGGACAGGATAGAAAATATTAACGAGGAAAAGAAGTTCTTGCGTTTATATTTAATCAAGCAGGGGAGTTCAGAGTTACTGGCTAACGATGGCTAGTATAAAATTAGATCGGAGGGGAAAGAAAACGGTTTTTGAAATTTCGCAAATGCCAAAAAAGGGCAGGCGAGCAATGCGTAACGCTTTATATTTCTCAGGAAAATTATTGCGTAAAAGTGCGAGTGATGCGATTTTGAAAAAGAAATCTGGGCGAGTATATAGGTATAAAGGGCGAAGGATTAAAGCTAGTCAAGATGGTGAGTCATGGGCGAATAGAAGCGGTACAGCACGAAGGGGGTTATCATTTAGGGTTCAAGGCGAGAATCGTTTATATTTCGAAAATAGCGTTGATTACGTCCAGTATTTGGAAGACCCAAAATCTTTAAATCGTCCGGCAATGTGGCTGGCAATAGAAAGTAATGTCGGTAAAATTGAACGATATATTGAACAAGAAATTGATAGGATGTTTGGTGTTTAATAAGCATGTTTTATTTTCCCTGTTTTTGTTTTTAATATTGCTTTTTGGCTGCACAAGGCTTGCCGGTATATTTTTTGCCCTAATGCTTTCTATTTTGATTAATTTTTATGATATTATGGCAATTTTGGCTTTAGCCTATTTACTATTTAGTGTATTTTTTAAAAAATGGAAACGGTCTGGTAATTGTAATTATTATATGTTTGACTAATTGTTATTGACAATATATAATAGATATAGTTTAATTGTTTAAAACAGGACTGAACTATGGACTTAACTACTATTTCTTTGCTTATTTCTGCAACAGCGATGTTTATATCACTTATGCCGTTCTTGATAGATCTTTATGAGGACTATGGCTTGCCAGATTGGAGGATTTTTGAGACCGCTGATAAAAGAGAGGTGCGAGAAGGACAAGAAAAAGAGAAAAGTATTTTGGAAGAATTAATAAAAAAATACAATGTGCCAACAGATATTCAAAAAGAATTAGGTGTTGTTACCGATAAATACTTTTTAATTGAAAGGGACTTTCTTCCGTTTAAAGATGGTGTTTATTACTGGATTTATAGTCGTAAACCTGATGGTGCATTAGGCGAAAGAAAGGGTGAAATAACATTCTGGGATGCAAGATTCTTGCCTCTTACTTCTTATGAATCGGATGAATTAAATAAAATGTGCGATGAAGAAATTCAACGTGCTGAGTCGTTAAGAAGAGCAAAGAATATGCGAGATGGATTTTGTAAGGACGTAATTTGTTATTGAATAATTGTTATTAACATTATATAATAACTATAGTTTGATTGCTTAACACAAGGAGTTAATTATGTATGCTTATTTCTATATTGATAAAGATAATAATTTGGTAGAATGTGATCGTGATACTTATAAAGAGTGGGAGTTTTGGCTTGAAAAAAAATGGGATGATATTAGCTTTTTTTATATAAAGGACAGGAAGGTTTGTGTTGAATGTCCTAATTCTGAACTATACGACCGTTTGGAAGATAAGTATGGTAATGGGACTGTTGTGATGCATTCTGAATTTTCTGTTTTAAAATATGAAACCCAAGAAAACAAAAAGTATAACATAGTTACTAGTTTAGATGATGCTGATTGCACTGAAGACGATGACGACAGGCACAGAGGGGGTGGTGGTTATTACCCTGTTTTTGAAACAAGGGTTGAATGTTATGATGGCTATTCAGTTAAATTCACAAATTGCCCAAATTATGGACTAGAAAAAGCAATAGAGTATCACGAGTCTATTGTTTTGGATATTGTTTCTGGTAAGGATTTGAAATACATATCATAACGCTGTTATAATGTAGTATTATATAGGCATGAACCTAAGTGAATTAGTCACTCATGTACAAAGCATATTGCCTTTATACAACAGCAATCTTAGCGTATCCAAACCAATAACAGATTTAACAAAGTCCGGCAATGACGTTACGGTTTCGTGTATACAGCACGGATTATCAGTTGGCGACAATTTGTTGCTATCTGGAATAAAAACAGATATTCAAATAACAGATATAACAACCGTAAACGGTGTTGCTACAGCCACTTGCGCTACAGATCACGACTTGTCATACCCCTACATAAACAAAGTTAATATATCGTCAACTGAGGGTGCGTACAATGGTGATAAAACAATAACAAGTGTCCCAAGTTCAACTACATTTACATTTAATGTCACAGGAACGCCAGCACAATCGACAGGAACGCTACACACCTTTCATTCTGTTGGTTTTAATGGTTGGCACAAGGTTAGCGCAGTTTTAGATGCAAATAAATTTCAGTTCGTACTTAATAATGACCGATTAACGGCTGGATCTGGTTCTGATATGAAACTTGTGACAGGTTTGCAAATATCGTCAGTGGCAACGCTTGATCGTGCTATAAAGCTATATACAGATAAGCAAATTAACACCCCTTTTTTATTTATAGTCCCAGAAGGTTCAGACGCATCCGCAGACCGAAATACGCAGAATGATGCTAATAGTGAAACAACGTCAACAGAGCAATTCTATTTAAAACTTATTAACAATTTTTCGTTTTACCTATTTATACCAACAGTCAATGAGTTGACAGGCAGTAAAGCAATAGATTTGGCTTTTAATGTTTTGCCTTCATTGTATAAAACTGTAGCAGGGTACAGACCAAGCACGTTTTTTGCGAATACAAGCAACACGTTAATGGTTCCGTTAGGTCACGGCGTAATTAGCTATAATGACGCATACCTTGTTTATTCATACAACTTTGAAACAACTGAAACGATATTAAGTACACAAACAGCAAACTATGTGCAGGATACAAGCCAGTTTATGTATAATTCTGGGGATATATACACAAATACTGAAACTGTGGCATTTAGAAGTTTTGAGAATACATTTCAAAATGATAATTCCGAAAATGTAAAAGATAATAATTTTAATTTGTTGTGATATAATCGATTGTATGAAATTAAAATTAAACAGAAATCTAGCATTATATGAAGCAGGCGATATTGTAGAGGTTGAGGCGGTAGATGGTGTACCAGTTAATAGCTACTGGCGAAAAAGATTAAAAGATTCTCAATTTGATAATTGTGTAGAAATAATTGAAGAAAAAAAAGTTGTTCGTAAGAAAATTGCAAAAGATGAAAAAAGTGAGGTATTAAATGACAGTCAGTAACCCTATTATTAATATAACTAAGGCACCAGCCGAGCAGTCAATTAGCAATGCACCACAAAAGGTGTTGATTGTTGGCCAGCAAACCGGATCAGTTTATACAAGCGGTTCTTTAGTTGAAAATATTGGCAACGCTAATGTTGAAATTGGTAATTTTGGCAAAGGTTCTCAAATTGCTGAAATGGTTAAGGCGTTTAAGTCAGTAAACCAAGTTACTCGATTAGATGCCATTGCGCTAGATGATAATGGGTCAGGTGTTCAGGCTACTGGTTCTGTTGCCTTTTCTGGTACTGCCACAGAGTCTGGGGTTTTGGTTGTTTCTATCGGTTCGAGAATTAACCATAAATACAGCGTATCTATTGCATCTGGCGACACTGCAACACAAATTGGGGATGCATTAGTCGCTTTGATTAACGCTGACGCACACAAAATTATTTCAGCATCTAACACAACTGGGACTGTAACGCTAACAGCCAACAATGCTGGTACATACGGTAATGGGATTGGTTTAGAGGTAAAAGGGATTGTTGGTGGGGTTACGCCAAGCGTCACGGCTATGACAGGCGGTGCGACTGACCCAGTATTGACTGGATTGTTTGATGTAATTGGTGAAACACGATACCAAACTATTATTTTCCCTGGAAACTACGATGTAACAGTTGTTGCGGATTCTCACACAAGCACAACTTCATTGCTAGACCCACGTTGGAATGAAGACAAT